AACCAGTTTGACGAAGCAATGGAAAAGCTGGCCTTGTTTTCTTTTTCGAAAGAGTCTGTAAAGCCCGTCCACTTGTCAGCCCCAGTGGTGGAACGAGTAGCCGCCCCAATGCCCAAGGCAAAGGGTGCGGCGAAAGTTGCAAACCTTGATGGTTAAAAATGGCAGATACGCTTGCTGGTTACATTACGCAGACCCGGCGTTTATTACATGACGTTAATGCGAACTTCTGGACAGATGCAGAGCTAACGGACTACATAAACGATGGGCGTAACACCCTAGTCCGAGACTCAGGGTGCAATCGCGTTTTGCAAAATCACACGGTAACCTACAACGTCGAAACTATCGACTTTGCTGACTTGCCTGAAGGCGTCAATACCGTTGATGTGCTGAATGTGATCCTCTACTGGGGGAACTCGCGCATTCCGCTGTACTACCTGCCTTGGACTGACTTTAATGCACAGTTGCGCTATTGGCAAAACTACACTGGGCGTCCAGTAGGCTTTTCCATGTACGGGCCTAAGAAGATTTTTATTGGCCCCAAGCCTGATCAGGCATACGAGATGGAGATTGATACTGTTGTCTTGGTTGATCCAATGACCAACGGTGCTGACGTTGAAGTATTACCAACACCTTTTACTGAAGCGGTGCCGTTCTACGCCGCTTACATAGCAAAATACCAAGAGCAATCCTACGGCGAGGCTGAAATCTTCAAGCAAGAGTACACCAAGCACGTTATGGAAGCTCTGAACACCACCTTTACTCGCAGGCTGCCGACACCTTACACAGCGGGGTATTGATATGGCTGCGGCAGAGCAGAAAAAAAATTACGCCGTAGTCAAAGACTTCAAAGGTCTTAACACCAAAAATAACCGCACGGTAATTGGTGATGGCGAGTTTAGCTGGCTAGAAAACATCCAGCCCATTGGCTACGGCAACCTCAAGATTACACCCGGCAATCAGCAGCTTGCGAATGTTGCATTTACTGCAAATGTTTCGTTTCAAGGCTCTGTCAACATTAGCAACAACGAGTATGTGCTGGCGTTCCAAGACAATGGATCGGCACAGTATGTCAACATTACGACAGGCGCTCAAGGAAACATTGCTCCGGCAAATACCTTTTCCAATGCCGATGTAATGATTACGCAGTGGCGCAATGAACGTGCGTTAATTATTGATCCGGTCAAAGGCTACAAGACTTGGGATGGCACCAATTTGCATTCCATTGGCAGCATCAATACGATTACCATCAATAATGGTGGCAGTGGCTATCTGACATCCAATACTGCTGTTACCTTTGGCGCACCCAATGAAGCGAATGGCGTACAGGCAACGGGTACGGTGGTAGTGGTTGCCAATGCGGTATCGGAAGTGATTGTGACGGAAGCTGGCACAGGCTATACCTCCGCACCAACTGTCACTATTACTGGCGCAGGCACCAATGCCAATGTGACTTGCACGATTTTGAATCAGAGTGGATCTGATATTGCCACTTTCTCAGGTCGTACTTGGATTGCGCAGGATCGTACCGTGTATTACACAGCAACCGATACCTACAATGATTTTATTAACTTAACGGCTGGCTTTATTACGTTAAGTGATTCGACGTTGCGTACCGAAATTACCCGCATTCTTTCTGCCAACAACTTCTTGTATGTGTTTGGCGAAGACAGTATTAACGTCTTTTCGGATGTGCGGGTAGATTCTACGCTTGGCACTACGTTGTTTACGAATACCAACGTATCTGCCTCAGTTGGTTCCAAGCTAAAACACGCTATTTTCCCTTACTTCCGTTCCGTGCTGTTTATGAACGAGTACGGGGTCTATGCGTTGGTGGGTGCAACCACGACTAAGATTAGTGATCCGTTGGATGGCGTATTCCCCGTAATTAACTTTGATGAGTTTATTAGCGGTGGGCAGTGCTTAATCAATAACATTTTATGTGCCGTATTTAACTTTAAGTTTAATGACGATGGTACTGAGCGTTGGATACAGGCAGCATTCTTTGAGCGCAAGTGGTTCTTTACCAATCAATTAACGGATTGCTACTTTGTTGTGCCAGCATTTAAGGATGGATTCTTAAACCTGTATGGCACTAGCGGAAAAGACTTGCATCAGTTTTACGAAGATGTCTTGAATCCGGTAGATATGATTTTGGAAACTGCTTTGTTGCCAATGGGCGATCCTATTCGTGACAAGCAGGCATTAAAGATTGGCATTGAAGCAACCCTTGGTGGTGAGCCAATTATCTTTGATGCTTATGTGGATTCAGAAAATCAACAGTCGCCAGCCATTGAGTTTTCCAATGCGATCATTTGGCTGAATAATGTTGGCAGTCCTATTTCTTGGAGCAATGGCTCTGGAAATATTATTGGGTGGGCTGCGGCAAACAGTGCTGGCAGTGGCTACTACTTGTACAAGAAAGATGCCAAAATGTTTGGCAAGTATTTGGGGATTACGCTGGAGGGTAGCGTTACTCCATTCACGATTAACGGCTTCGAGTTTGAGCATGAATTGAGAGCGAGGTTCTAAATGCCAGTACCTAATACATTTGCAAATGCAACGGCAACGATACCGTTATCGCAACTGGATGCTAACTTTGCAACCACGATTACGCTTGGCAATACGGCGATACAGCTAGGCAACACGGTTAGCACGTTGAACAACATGACGTTGGCGAATGTCACTGTCACCAGTGGCAATGTGACGCTAACTAACGTGACGGTTACGACTGCTAATGTAACGAACGCTACGATCACTACAGCAAATGTAACGACTGCCAACATTGCAACTGAGGTTGTTACAACCAGTCAAACGCTGTCGTATGGCGCGGCTAATGGGATTGTTTACTTAAACGGTAGCAAGGTTTCAACCACAGGCGCAAGTCTTACGTTTAATGGTACGAACTTTGCCACGACTGGTTCTGTCACGTCTGCTGGTGCGAGTAACTCCGGCAACCTAACCTTCACCGGCACAGGCAATCGCATTACAGGCGATTTCAGCAATGCGACGCTGGCTAACCGTGTGATGTTCCAGACTAGTACGGCGAACTCAGCCACTATTGTTGAGTTTTTGCCAAGTGGCAGTGGCACTGTTTCTGGCGTCAACTTTGGCAGCAGCAGTGATTTAGCGAACACATCCATTCTTAGTGTTTCATCGCTTTCAACAGATGCTCGTTTTAATGCTGGTTTTCGCGGCACCGGCACTTACCTCCCCATGACCTTCTACACCGGAGGCAGCTTGGCGATGCAGATTGATACCAACCGCCTTGTGCAAGTTGGCACTACGAGCGCTGACGGGCAAGTGCATATTAAGGCTGCAACTGGTCAGGGAACACCGCTTACATTAACTACAACAGATGCTGGCGCTAATACTCAAGTTGTTTTTAAAGGTTCTCGCACCTATCAAATAGGCACAGGCAACGCATCCTCTGGTTTTGCTGGCTCGTTGTTCTTCTACGATGGAACAGCAGCACAGACTCGAATGCTCATCGACTCCAGCGGAAGGGTATTGGTTGGACGCACTGGAACATTTACTGGTTCGGAAACATTTGTTTCTAATGGGTTTGGTTCTTTTGGGTCAGACTCAGCACCGCAAGTTTTAATTGGAAACACTGGCTCTGGCGTTGGAGTGCTCGGCACATTTAATAACTATGGAATGGAGTTTAGAACTAACAACACCGAACGTATGCGGATACTTTCCACCGGCAATATCTTGTCGTTGTCTGGTGGCTCAACAACCGCAACAGGTACAGGTATCGCTTTCCCTGCTACACAATCCGCATCGTCTGACGCAAACACGCTGGACGACTATGAGGAAGGTAGTTGGACACCCGGGATTCGATTTGGCGGAAACACGACCGGAATTACATATTCAGCGCGCAGTGGTTTGTACACAAAAATAGGAAACATGGTGTATGCGACATTTAATATTGACCTTTCAAGCAAAGGTTCTGCAACCGGTTCTGCCCAGTTGACCGGTCTACCATTTGCGTCTAACGGAACTACTAGGGGCGGGGGCGCTGTTACTTATTACCACAGCACTCCAGCCTTAGCAAATTGCGGCGGTTTGCTTTTGCTTATTGAAGCAGCAGATACCAATGTTACCTTGCGATTTTATAATTCAAGTACCGGTCTTTCAGCTGATTTAACAAACAGCAACTTTAACAACAACACCGGCTATTGGGGCGTCTTAACGTATCCAATTTAATTATCTACACCGGACTAGTGTAGACGGAAAGGAAAACACATGATTACCAAAGAAACAGTTGTAGATCAGATCACCGTGACCGAGAACGGCATCGTGCTGTACCGTGAGGCAACTCGAATCATTGAAGACGGTAAGGTGCTGACACAGACCTATCACCGCACTAGCCTGACACCGGGGCAAGACCTTGAGGGTCAGCCAGCTAACGTAGCTGCTATCTGCAATACGGCTTGGACACCTGAAGTGGTTGCAGCGTATCAAGCACAGCAAGCAGCCGCATTGGAGGGTAAAAAATGAGTACAACATTTAACTGGGCTGTGACCGCGATGGACTGCTTACCGCTATCTCAAGGCAATGCGGATGTTGTCATTACCGTTCATTGGTCGTGTACGGGTGTCAATGGTGATTACTCCACTAATGTCTATGGCACTTGCGGTGTTGCCTATGGCGGTGGCGGCTTTACGCCTTATGAAGACCTAACCCAAGAAGAAGTGTTGACTTGGGTGTGGGCGAATGGTGTGGACAAGGATGAAACTGAAGCCAATGTTGAGCGACAGATTCAAAATCAGATCAATCCTCCGGTGGTGACGCCACCGCTTCCTTGGAGCGCATAATGGCTGTCAACGCACCTTTTACCCCGTCCGGTAATACCGTGACGTTTACGGCAGCAACTACCGCGCCTGCTGCAATACAGGCCGTATCTACGACCCTTGGGGGCAACCAGTACCGCATCCTGAATGCCGGTTCTGTGACTGCTTTCTTGGGCGTTGGCATTACTGCGGCTGCGGCTAACTCTGCTGCGGCGGTAGTAACTTCTTCTGGTGCTGCGATTCCCTTGCTAGCAGGTACAGACGAAATCATCACGTTTGTGCCAAATGCTTACTTTACGGGTGTAACAGGTTCTAGCACTGCGGTGATTTACATCACACCGGGTGACGGCTCATAACCGTCATGAGAGTTAAATCATGCTAAAGACCGTCAGTAATTACATCAATGTTATCGGTGCGCTTGTTTACAAGGGTACTTGGAACGCTGCGACCAACGATCCTACGTTGACCTCCAGTGTTGGTGATAAGGGTGATTACTATGTGGTGTCGGTGGCAGGTTCGACTAACCTGAACGGAATTACGGATTGGCAGGTCAATGACATTGCGGCATTTAATGGTGCTGTCTGGCAAAAGATAGACAACACTGATGCGGTACTATCGGTCAACGGACAGACAGGCTTAGTAGTCCTAACCGCCCCTGATGTGGGTGCAACCCCGAATACAGCGTTTGTGTTGGCAGGAACAGGCATTTCCGGTGGTGGGCAGTTGACCGGCAATGTCACGGTTACCCTAGCTAATACGGCAGTAACTCCCGGCACTTACGGTACAGCCAGCCAAGTATCTCAAGTTACCGTTGATGCTCAAGGTCGCATCACAAGTGCAGCCAATGTAGCCATTGCTATTGCGAACTCTGCGGTGTCTGGCCTTGGCACCATGTCTACGCAGAATGCCAACAATGTGGCAATCACAGGTGGCAATGTCAGCAGTGTCACGCTGGCTGGCGGTACTTACGCCAATGCAAACATTACCAGTGTTGTTGCAACTTTCCCGAATAACTACCTAGCAAATAGTTCTACGACGCTTGGTAGCACGACGTTGACCTTGGGCGGTACGGCAACCAGTGTCGGAAATCTGACACTATCGAATACCACAATTACCAGTGGCAACGCCACGTTATCGAATGTTACGGTAACATCCAACCTCAATGCTAATTTAGCAACCAGCAACACGGCGGCAATGCCTGATCCTAGTTTGCCGCTGGCACCAGAAGGTTACATAACGGTCTATGTCAACGGAAGCGCCAAGAAAATCCCTTATTACGGAGTCTGACAGTGGAGCCTCAGTTCCTAATCAACATTCTTTTTGCAGCCGCAGGAACCGCTTTTGGGTGGATACTGAACAGTATCTCGCGCTCAATCGTCAGGATCGAGGACAGAATCTCGGAAATTCCGATGATCTATGTCAACCGGGATGATTACCGTTCAGACATCCAAGATATTAAAGGAATGCTTGGCAAAATCTTTGACCGCTTGGATCAAAAGGCTGATAGATGAGCCTGAATATGGATGCGCTGGCGACTCCGATCTTCGGAGAGCCGGACAGCCTCCGCGACTTCCTGTTTGAAAACGGCATTCAACACCAAGTCTTTTGGGAAAGACTGACTGACGCTGGCTTCTATGTGCCACGCTATCCCATCATTGATGCTGACCCGCAAGACCTTGACGATTGGCTGTTAATACACCAACAAGAACACCAAGCGTACTCCACTATTCTTAACCTAAATGACCCCTTTAATCTGCTAGACTTGGATTTCAACCAAGAGGATGACTTTTACGATTGGGTAAACAGTCACTTGTTGATCCATGAGCAGATAGCACGAACACTGGGGGTGACATGATTTCCGATGAAGACTTCTTGCGGCTGTTTAACACCGCAATGGCACTGGCTAAACCAATGGGAAAGCCAACGGTCAATGCCGAACAAATAGATTCTGGCTTTGAAACTATTGATGTTGATAGCCTAGATTTATTGATAATTGCTATGTACTTGTGTGATGCTTTTGCCGTACCAGAAGAGGTTGGCAAAGAAATGAGGCCAGCAAACTTGCGTGAAATGAAAGACTTTCTGGTGGCTAATGCGACTGTAGAAGGTTTTGATGTCAATTCAGCCATAGCGGTGATGCAATGAGCCTATTCCTAACCTACGGGCATACCGTATCCAACCCACAAACCACGCTGATGGAAGACATTTTGCACCCACAGCGTGTGCATTTCATACCGGAAAGTTACCAAGGCACTAAACAAGGCTTTAAGTATGCTCCGCATAATCTTGCCAACATGGTGATGGCACCAGCAACGCTGGAATGGCTGCGGGAAAATCCGGCACTAGGCAAGACTGCTTTTATTCTGGCGGCAGGCAACGCTCACTTTGCTGGCATCAATGCCAAAGATAACCAAGTACACACGCAGCTTCACTATATCTACAAGTTTCTGCCGTTTTCCTTAACGCAAGTCATGGCTGGCAGGCTGGCAAATATGATCTGCAAACCCGATTACATTGCCACTGACTCTTCTGCTTGCGCCTCTAGCCTTAAAGTCATGATGGACTGCTTGATGCTGGAAGCCTTTGGTTTTACCCGTTTCATTATCCTGTCGGTAGAAGACGCTGTATCTAATTCCGTTTTGCAATTCTTTGGTGATTCAGGTGCCTGCCTAACCTTGGCTGAAGAAACTAAGAAAGACATTAAGCCTAGCGCCTTTGACAGTACAAACGGCGGCTTTTACGTTGGTCAAGGCGCTGCCTTTGCTGTTTTGCAAACAGAAGGTGAGATCAACCACTATGGTCTGACCCCAAAAGCTAGGCTGGTAGGTGCCTACCATGCGGCAGAGAAATGGAACAATGCCATAGGTCAAGCGCCTGATGGCACGGGCTATGTAGATGCTATTGAAGGTGCCATGCGGTATGGAGAAGTGTTCCCAACTGACATCAAAATTGTAAAGACACACGGCACTGGCACGGAGTCCAACAACGTGTCTGAAAAGTTAGCATTGATGAACACTTTAAGTGATTTCGTGGCAACGTCATTTAAACCAAAAATAGGTCACACAATGGGCGCTTCGGGCTTGCTAGAAACGCTACTTTTGCTTGACAATCTGGTTTATGGTGTTGTACCTGCTATTCCTAACCGGACAGAAAAAGACGATATTTTTCTGTCTGAAGACTGCGAGACTCCTGATGGGCTGATCCTTAGTCTTGCCGCTGGAATGGGTAATGTGTATTCCGCAGCAATCTTTGACCCAGTGAGGTAATTATGGTTCAGATGGTCGACAGCCGAGAACGGGAACTAAGTCCAGAAGATATTATTGGCATTGCGGCTATGAATACTGATTCATCCGTTATGCAAGGTGATGCAGTTGGTGGCATCAATGCCGAACTTCGTATGGATGATACTTTATTCCTTCGCCAAGGAAATACGCTTTTCATCATACATAAAGCAGCCCCTCGTATTGGATGGTTTAGAGCAATCAATGCCGACACTGCTGCAAACTATTTGCAAAACGGAATTGAGTTTATTAAAGCCTGTTACAAAATGGGCTTTGACACGATGGCAACCAAATTTACTGATCCAACAATTTTGTCCATCTTTAGAGTAATTGGAAAGAATCCACCTAATCCAGAAATGGGTTACAACGTGCGTCGCACCGATAAAGGTGAGTTTTTCGTCACTGTGAAAACTGGGCCGAAAAGGAGTGCATAACTATGGGCGTTGTAGCAGATATTCTTGAAGGTGCCGCCGATGTAGTCGGTGATGTTGTTGAATTTGTTGGCGATGTCGTTGAGGACGTTGTTGAAGTAGTCGTTGACGTTGTTGACTATGTTGTTGAAAACCCCGAAGTTTTAATCATTGCCGTTGCTGCGCCACAGCTTTTGCCTAAAATTGGCGTAACTGGCCTTGCGGTTGAACCTGTAACCGCCGGATTGATTTCGGCGTCGCAAGGTGGTGACTTAGAAGACATTGGTAAAGCTGCGTTAGGTAGCTTTGCTGGCGCTCAAATTGGTGGTGCAGTAGCGGGTAAAGTTGGTACAGCAATTGGCGCTAAAGGTGCTGAAACACCCATTCAAACTGCTTTAGCCAATGCGGTTGGTGGCGGCGCTGGTGGTGCTGCTGGCGCTATGGCGGTTGGTGGCGATGTTGGTCTTTCAGCAATCACTGGCGCTGCTGGTTCTGCTGGCGCATCCTTGGCGCGTTCTGGTGCCTTATCTCAATTTGATATTGATGAAACAGGCAAAGTCGCGGAAACTATTGCCGACGTTGGTGAAGCGGCTGGTCGTACTGTTGCGGGTGGCAATTTAAGTGAAGAGCTATTGCAAGCAGGACTTTCTACAGTTAGAAGAGAAGGTCGTACTGCTACTAAAGATTTGCTCACACCAACGGATGCTGACATACAAAAAGAAATTAAAAAAGCTGCTGGCGTTGAAGAAACAACTGTTGCTAGGGTTGAAGATGACATTACCAAAGCACTAACCGATCCAAACAACACGGTACAGGTAGCGTTCCAAGGGCCGGTTACGCCTGATGCTATTAACCAAATTGCACGCAATGCCTCGCTTGACCTAATCGAGACTTGGAAGGCGCGTGCTGCTGCTGATCCAAAGTTCTTAAAAGAACTTGCGCAGCCACAAAACTTACAAGCTATGCGTGCCGCTGGCATGGTTGACTTGGCGGTAGCTGTTAGCGCAATGGCAGCATTGCCTGCGGGTGGTGCTGGTGCAACTTTGTTGGCTGCTGGTGTTACCGCAAGTGAAGCTGCAAGAGCTTTGCGTAATGCAGTGCAAGAGAATGAAATGCTTGGTGGCGCTTCACCTGATCTTGCTTTCGCGTCAGCAATTATTGATGCGGCAGCAAAGCCAGTTGATCCAACTAGAGCAGCTACAGTAAGTCAAGATAATGTATTGCCAAAGATTGAGGTTGTAGGAAAATTTGAACCTGAATTTACGCCAGAGCAATACAAATCAAGTGTACAGCGATACATTGGTGACTTTGCAGACCAAAGAAATGTTGCTACGCCTGTTACTGTTGAAGTTGACCGTGTTGCAAAAATTCTCAACATCACAACAAAACAAGCTGCGGCACTTAAAAACTCTCCAATTTTTGACTATCTGAGCAACCCATCGCCAGAAGCCAAAACGATTGATATTGAAACTCTACCATTGCGTGAGCGTGCAATTCTTGAGTATGCAGCCGCTAATAATCAAGGCGGGATTAGCTTAAATAAAGATTTTAATGTTGTCATTCCCGGCAAGAAAGCGGTAGCGCCTAGTACTGAAACTGCAATAGCTACCCAGCGTTTTCCAAAAACAGAAACGCAAACACAAACGCAAACGCAAACACAGACTAGAACTGGTACTCAGACCGGAACGCAAACTGGAACTGACACTGGCACGCGCACTCCAGAAGATATTGGAACTACACCTACGTTGACTGGTGGTGATAACGTACCAACTGGTCGCACACCAATTGCGTCTGATCGCCCTGTTGAAGAGTTAAGTGGTTCAGAGTTGTTGGAAAGTGAACGCAACGTCATGGGCGAAGAAGGTGGTCAAAAAGGTGGTGAAGAAACTCAACTGGCAGAAAAGCCACTTGACTTGGATCAGATTGAACAAGATTTGATTGATTTGTTAAGTCAAACTTTCCCGCTTACTGAGCCGGAGATTGAAGGCGGTTTTGAGCCATTAGATGTTCGTCCTGCGAGAGTTGGCGCTAGAAGGGTGGCACCAAGTTCAATCAGTCCTCGCGTCGTAGGCACTAGCCCAACAGCAGCAATCGTGGGTGAAAAAGAACCTATTTTTGGTGGTGAGGAAGATGCACAGCAAAGCGTATGGAACACCCGTTCCTTGCGTTTAAGAAAGGCACTAGGTGGCTAATATGAAAATACTTGAGATGATGGTTGGTAGTCGTGGCATGGGTGACGCTAAAGCGATGGCTGAGATGCTGCGCCGCATGGGGCGTCGTGGTGACACCGTGCTTGCTCACATTACGCCAGAAGAAGCTGAGATGCTGATGGAAGCTGGTGGTAGCGGCACTATCAATCCGATGACTGGCTTGCCTGAGTTTGCTCGTGAAGACTACGACTTTGATCCTTATCGTGCAGCTTATGATACTCAGCGGTCAGTGAGAGATACTATTTTGGCACAACCCGTCAGTGGCAGCGGCGCTTCACGAACAGAGCGTGTGCCAGTAAATACAGATTTTGATTTGCAAGAAGTAAGGCCGGGGCGAGGTGCTACACAAGATACCTATTTTGTTCCTAGACAGAGTTCAGAGTTTAGAGATGAGCCTTATGGTGGAATAAGCCCAGACAGGATGCCACCAAGAGCAGAGGTAACAGACACCTACTTCACTAGCAGGCCAACTGATGAGCGTTTTCAGCCGTATGGAGGCATGACGCCATTAAAAGACCTAACACCGCTAGAAGACTACACCTTACGAATGGATGTCGGCGCTAGACGCGAAGGTGGTGGAGGTGGATTTGCAGAGCGTGCCGAACAGGGATTGCAAGAACTGCAAGACATACTAGATCGTTACCCAAATCTGACACGCGCTGGTACTGCGGGCGCTAGTGTTTTGGCGCAAGCCTTGATGTTCAATCAGGCTAATCAGGCGATGCGTCGTGACATTGAAGCTACTCGCGCTGCCGCACAACCTTTCCGTCAAGCGCAATCTGAAGCAATGGGTCGCGCTACGGGAGAAGGCTTAACCGCAGAGCAACAGCAAGAGTTAGAGATTCAACAAGCCCGTGCGCGTGAGCAATTAGGTCAGCGTGGTACGCCAACAGGCAGTGCAGCCGCAGGTATTCTGGCAGCACAGCAACGTCGTGCGCGTAGCCTAGCCCGTCAAGAGAGTTTTGGTGAAGCCTTGCGCCTTGCTAACATTGCAGATCAGTATGACCGTCGCGCACTAGAGATGGAATTGCAACGTGATCAGCAGTTGGCACAGTTGTTTGCTGGCATTCTAGGCCGTGAAGTACAGCAGGCACAGCGTACTCAAGCGCCTGCTACAACAACAACAACAACAACCGCTAGGAGCTAATCATGGCAGTTGATACATTGAGTGACGCACTAGGTACAGCACCATCCTTAGTTAAAGCCTTTGGTGCGCAACCAACTTCAAAAGCGCGTGCAGACTTTGCGCGGCAAAAACTAGGTGAAACTTTTGAGGCTCGCGGTAGGGCTGAAGAAGATGCGGCGAAGCAAGAGTTTCAAATTCAACAAGGTCAAATTCAAAAAGAAGCTCAGGCTGAACGTGATTTAGCTTCAAAGTCCAGAGCAGAAGCACTTTCGTTAGAAGCTGGCATGAAGCCTTATTCGCAGTTTGAAGCGCCGCAGATTAAGGCGTCGGACTATGCCAAGAATGCTGGTATGCGTTTGCTATCGTCTTTGATTGTGGGTGGCGTTGGTGGCGCTTCAGGACGCTCACAGCTAATGGCAATCCGCGAGATGCAGGATGCTGAAGATCGTGTGCAAGGTGAAAGATTCAATGCTGCCAAGCTGAAGTTTGAAGAAGCCGACAAAGTGCGTAAAGAGCATAACAATATGCTCAAGGATCGCTTTGACCGTATGCTAAACCTGCTTTCCAAAGACCGTAATGCAGCAATGGTAGAGGCAAAGATTATTGAGGCTCAAACTGGTAATGGCTTGATCTCTGCAAAGTTACGCGCAGGCCGTACCAAAGAAGCCTATGACATATTCCTCAAAGCCATTGAAGCTGAAGATAAGGCTAATGCTGATTTAGAAAAGCAAAAGGCTATTTTGGCTGGTAAAAAAGAACTTAAAGCTATGGGTGGCGGTGGTGGCGAGAAAAAGGTCAAGATTAGTGATTTGCCATCGGATTTGCGTAAGCAACTGAAAGAGGCTGGCGATGCTGTTACCAACCTTAGCAATGTTGATTCAACAAAAAATGATAAATACTTTGGTATTACCTCATCGGCAACTGCTGGTTCATTGATGCTTCAAGCCGTTGAACGTGGTGGCAATTTTGCGGATGTTGCAAACAGAGTTGCCAGTAAACCAATAGATGCTCAAACAGTGAACTGGTGGAAATCTTACTGGGAATACATTTCTAAAGTTAGAAATCAATTGTACGGTGCTACATTGACTGCAAACGAACAGGCAGACTTTGAGCGCTTTACGATTACGCCAGCCACAACACCAGAAATCGCAAAACTATACTTTAGCCGCCAGCGAAAAGTTTTAGATGATGCAATAAAAAGAAAACAAACAGAGGCTTTAGGCGCATTGAAAGCACAAACGCCTGAAGAACTTGTAGGTTCTTTAAGCGGTGCTGGTGGCTCCCGTATCCCAACGGTAAACACGCAAGCAGAGTTTGATGCCGTGCCTCCGGGTGGTGAGTACATTGATGCGCAAACAGGCAAGCGTGCTAAAAAACCAATGAGGTAATCATGGCAAGAGATCGTTTTGGTGGCGAGGTAGTAGCTGAACAGCCTAAGACAGATCGTTTTGGCGGTAGTCTGGTAGATCAGATTCCCGGTCAAAGTGATGAAACGCTACGCGCTGCTGCCAACTTGCCGCCTGAAAAGCGTGTTGTTACCAAGTCTCCATTTGAGACTGGCCTAGAAGCTATGGCTGCTGTGCCAATCTTAGGTGGTGGCGCACGTTTAGCCCAACTTGGACTGCGTGCTTACCCAAGACTTGCACCTTATGCTGCCCGTGCTGCTGACATCTTTATTCCGAAGACTGGCAGAGAATTAGTCAAGACAGGTGCTTTGACTGGTTTGGGTGGCGCTGCTGCGCAAACAGCGAGCAACCTGCTACCTGAAGATACTAGCCCACTTGCTCGTTTTGGCGTCGAGACTGCCGCTGGCGTTGGCAGTGAAGGTCTTGCACGTTCACTAGGTGTTGCTGGTCGTGGCTTGCGCTTCTTAGTTCCCGGTGGTGTTGAGCGTGCGGCAGAGCGTGTGGTTAGAAGCATGACACCGCAGCAAGTGGCTGCATTACCTGAAACCGTTGAATCTAAAAGTGCAATGGTGCGTGCTGCGCAAGAGAAGTTGCGTGGCAAGCCAATGAATGAACCAATTGATGCGGCAGAAGTTGCAAGGCTGCTAAACATTGAGTCGGTTCAAGGTCGCCGTCGTGGTGAGCAATTGGCAAGTAGCTTAGTTGCTGGCACTGAACGTCGCTTGGCAGAGATTAGTCAGCCTCGCACGATGGAGGCTATCGGTGCTGATGCTCGTAAGCTGGCTGGGGATAGATTAAAAGCCTTGCGTGATGCTAGAGAAGCTGCAACAGATACTAACAAAAAAGCCATGCTTACCGAAGCACGCGACAAAGAGCTTGCTGGTCAAGGCATTGAAAATACAAATGCCTACAAGAACATGGAAATTGCTTTAGGCACTTCCAAAGACCCTGTTACTGGCAAGACCGTTGAAGGCGCTTTTTATCGTGACCCAGTGACAGGCCGGGAAAGAATTACAGGTGCAACCAAAGCGCAGTTTGATGAGGTTCGTCGTGAAGCTCTTGGCATAATTATTGACCCGCAAACTGGAGTAACAAGTAAAGCTAAAGTCGGGTTTGAGCGCCTTGTGCAGTTGCATCGTCGGTTAGGTGATCGTGCTTCTGGTCTGCCTGAAACTGGCTTTGATGCTATTGGTCAGCAAGATGCTAAAGAGCTAAAAGGCTTTGTTGAGCGCATCATGTCAGAGTTTACTGGCAAGAAGTTTGACAAGTACCGTGCTGATTATGAGGAATTAAGTCAGCCAATTAACAAGTTTGCGACTGAGGTTGGTCAGGCTTTGACCGCACCTAGCGAAAAAATTAAAGGCGAAATGGCTACACAAGCCTCAACTTTGCCTGCAAAAATTTTTAGCACACCGGAGAATGTGGATGACTTTGTTAACTTTACTGGTGGTAATCGGACTGCTGTTGAGAATCTGGCTAGAAATTATATAAGCGCAGAGCTTAGAGAAAAGACGCCTGCGCAAATTCGTTCTTGGTTAAACCAAAACAGTGAGTGGCTAACGCGCTTTCCTAATCTCAACAAAGAGTTTGCTGACTACGCACGAAAAGCAGCGCAGACCGAGCGCACCGTAGCCAAGACTGGCAAGCTAACTGAGCAGCGTGCCAAGATGTTTGAGATGGGTGGCACTCAGACACAGCAAGCTGAGAGTTTCAAAAACTTGATTATGGGCAATAGTACCGTGCGCGACGTTGCCTCTGCCGCCAAAGTCTTGGGTAGAACACCTGAAGGTGCTGAAGCATTTAAGGCTGGTGTGCGTGACCTGATCGGCACCTTGCCTCCGGGGGCAATTGAGAGAAGTTACCGTGATCGCATCAAGCCTTCCATGCAGGCTAGTGGCTTGTACACGCCGGATGAGCTTCGGTTTATAGATGAAGCTGTTGCTGACATGGTAAGCATACAAAATGTTATTAGCCGGGCATCCCAAAACATAGGTCGTGTACCGGGTACAGAATCTTCTGCGCAGGAGCTTACTCGCCTAATCAATCAAGAACTTGCTGAAATGAAAAAAGGTGGGGCGGTAGCCGGATTGTATGCGGCAGGTTTAACCGCTTTAGGAAGCCGGTTTGTTCCAGAAATAACGCCGGGCGTAGCTGGTGCTGGAGGCGCTGCAGTAGCTATTGGCGGTAAATTTGCGCTAGATCGTTACCGCCAGTATGTTGCCAACATTCGTGCAGCCGTTAGCGACATTGTGACTGATGATGTCAAACGACAACAGGTAATGAGCGCTCCCAAAGAGCAACGTCAGGGCGTAATTGCTACACTGATCCGTCAAACCATTGGTACGCAAGTTGGCACTAGAGCGCCAGAAAGGATTGAAAATGCCCCTAATGAAAGGTAAAAGTGCTAAAACCATTAGCAAGAACATTGGCGAGATGGTTCGTGGCTTCAAGGAATCCGGCAAGATTGGTACGAGTAAGCCTGCAAGCGTGCGTAAAGCTGTCAAACAGGCTTCGGCGATTGCTTTATCGAAAGCTGGCAAATCGCGTATGAAACGGGGGAGCAAGCGATGAACTTTGACAATGGTGGTAGCAACGACAAGATGAACTCTGGCGTGGAGGAGTTACGCCGAATGAAAGAATCTGCCAAGCAAATGGCAGACAAACGAGGTGGCCCAATGCTGGTAAGCGTTCGGACTACCATGCTGCGTCAGAAACGTGACAATCGGAAAATGGAGCGATGAAAAAACAAAAGGGGCTGAATCCAGAACTTGAGCAGGCTATTTATGACCTACTCAAACAAACAATGAATGATCCAATAGCATCACTTACTGATAAAACCAAAGTGCTTGATCGGGTGTTGAAGCTAGAGCAGATCAAGCAAAAGATCAGTGACGATGAATGGGGCAAAGGGTTTTTTAATCCTGACGATGAAGGAGATGAGTGATGGTAGACGGGGCTGCGTTGAGAATTATTAACATTGCAATGGATGTTTTGTCACACAAGGTGTTGACGTTCGTTGCTCTGCTGTTTTGCTTTGTGTTGGCTTGCTGGACAATGGTGATGCCAACATGGGAAAGGATGGCGATGTCTGCTTTCTTTGCTGTCTTTATTTACTTACCGTGCATGATCGTTGAAAGGAAATCAACATGAAACTTAACATAAACAAAACTAGCACGACTGTCATGATGTCAGACAATAGTGAGTACAAGGGCAGTGCGGGTGAACCCTACCGTTGCGCTTCTGTGGCTGACACTTATGGTCGTGGCAAGCCTACTCGCACCAATCCTATGGGCTTCATGGGTATGCAGTGTTTCTCGGGTTCGCCTGACCAGAAGAAGTCGCCAACATCAAAGCCGGGCAACGCTGGCGGTAAAAGGATCATCTAATGGCTAACAATATTGCTTTTCAAGAGATGGGCAAAACGGTGCGGATCAACGTCGCCACCACCGCTAATACGATAGCCATAACAGCCGATTCTCCGTGCAACCAACTTCGTATTCATAATGGCACAGCAGGAGAAGTGTTTATTCGTTGCGGAACAACGGCAACAAGCAATGCAGCTATTCCTGTAGCTGGCACGCCTAATTACGGCACGGTTTTGCATAACAATTCAACGGTAATTTTTACATCGCCTCGCGCACCAACCCCTGAAGGCGGCTATGTATTTTATGTCTCTGCGATTGTGGCTTCGGGTACGGCGACTGTATATGTCACACCGGGTGAGGGTTTGTAATTAGTAGCAAATAACTCGGCGTTCCTTTTATCATTATGACTGCACAACAGGTTAGATAAATCAGAGGGGCTGTGCGAGGATGAAATGATTGTTGAAATATCAACAGCCATTGCTCTAATAAAAGGTGCAAAGGCTGCATTTGATGTAGCAAAAGATGCTTTTGATGAAATAAGAGAGTGTGCTGAAGCTGGTAAGTCTGCCCATGAATCATTGGGCGCATTGACCAGCTTTTTTTCTGCCGCAGGAAAAGCAGAAGAAGGTATAGCAAAGGCTAAAGAGTTACAGGAAAACCCACCAGAAGATGTGGCGCAAGACAATCGCAGTGATTACGAGATTGTGATTGACATGATGGTGGCAGAAAGACAACTAAAGCAGTTCTATGTTGAGTTGCGAGAGATGTTTGTTTATCAATTCCAAGAACCCGGATTGTATGAAGAGTTTTGGAGTCGATTAGAGAAGTTGCGGTCTGATCGTAGGGCTAAAGAAACGGAAAAACGACTGCAACAAAAAGCAATACAAATGGCTGCAAAGCGCAAGAAAAGCCAACAGCTTGATATGATTTACCAAATCATTGCTGCTATTGTTATAGGCATTGTTATTTTTGCATTTGGCTACGGAATGTGGTGGATGCTTCAACAGAAAGGAAGTTTCTAATGTTGCCGTTACTTGCTCCGATTCTTTCTCAGCTTGCTGGCGCTGGTATGCAGAAGGTAGCTGATGCCGTCATGGACAAGGGTTTAGATGCCGTGGAAGACAAACTAGGCATTAAGCTAACGCCGAATGCTGATGGCGTCCTTGATCCTGCCAAACTTGCTGAAGTAGAAGCCGCCGCCATGAAACACAAAGAATTTATGGCTGAACTAGATCAAAAAGATAGAGATTCAGCAAGAGCAAACCGACTAGCAATCGTGACAAACAAGGATATTCCTTGGTGGGAAAAGGCTGTTATGCCATTCCTTGCTGTGTTTACGGTTGTGGCAACCTTTACCCTTGTGGGCATTCTCTGCTTTGTGGAGATTGCTGATTCTCAAGAGCGTATTGTGATCTTCGTGCTTGGGTTTGTGACTGCGGTAGCTGGTCAAGTGTTGAGCTTTTACTTTGGATCGTCGCAAGGTTCCAAAGATAAAACAGAGGCGTTGACAAAATGAAACTGTCTGAGCATTTCACGCTAGAAGAGTTGACGGTAAGCGAAACCGCAGCACGGAAAGGCTTGAATAACACGCCAGATAATGATGCCTTGTTTGACCTAAAGCGGTTGGCTTTGTTTTTAGAAGATGTAAGAACAGCGGTTGGCAAGGGCGTGCGCATTAACTCGGCGTATCGTGCGCCAGAGGTGAATGCAAGCGTTGGTGGTAGCAAGACAAGCCAGCATTGCAAAGGACAGGCAGCAGATATTCGGGTTGCTGGCATGACGCCTGATCAAATCTGTCAGGCAATCATTGCAGCTAAGTTGCCTTTTGATCAAGTGATCAGAGAGTTTGATAGCTGGACGCACGTTAGCATTGCCCCTGAAGGCAAGCAGCCTCGCAAGATGGCGCTGATTATTGATAAAAAAGGAACCCGTCCTTATGCCCCGAAAAAATCCTAGTTTGTCGATAGGCAGGGGCGAGAAGCTACCTGTTAGCAAGGGTGCTGGCCTGACTGCAAAAGGCAGAGCCAAACTTAACCGTGAGACTGGCAGCAATCTAAAGCCCCCTGCGCCGAATCCAAGGACTAAGAAGGATGCAGGCCGCAAGGCTAGTTTCTGTGCGCGTATGGCTGGTGTAGTGCGTAAGGCTAAAGGGCCAGCTACACGGGCAAAGGCGTCACTAAGAAGGTGGAACTGCCGATGAGTCATCCAGCACAAATAGACTTTGTTGCAAATCTGCGGTTTAAGTTTCCAGAATACTTTGTTGGCAAGAATGTGCTGGAAATAGGCAGTCTAAATATCAACGGTTCAATCAGACCATTCTTTGAGAAATGCACCTATGTTGGGGTTGATCTTGGCGAGGGAGCCGACGTTGATGTGGTGGCTAGAGGGGAAGACCTCACCTATGAAGATGGTGCTTTCGACGTTGTGGCAAGCTGTGAGTGTTTTGAGCATAACCCTGAGTGGGTGGCGACGCTAAAAAATATGATCAGGATGGCGTCAGGTTTGGTATTCTTTAGCTGCGCTACCACTGGACGCAAAGAACACGGTACACGCAGGACTAGCCCACAAGATGCGCCATTCTGCGGTGACTACTACGCCAATCTAACTGAAGAAGATGTGCGGCGGGAAATAGATTTAAGCGTGTTCAAGCGGTATGAGTTCAGCACTAACTCAGATTGCCATGACCTTTACTTTTGGGGGATCAAATGAAGACAGGACTATACGCAAACATCAATGCTAAACAGGAAAGAATCAAAGCGGGAAGTGGTGAGCGCATGAGAAAGCCGGGAAGTAAAGGTGCGCCCACCGATGCTGCATTCCGCAAGTCTGCCAAGACTGCACGCAAGACTAAGAGATAAGTTCTGCTGGCCTAGCCTTCCCTTCTAGGCTTTCCCCCGCCTTCCTCTGGCGGGGGTTTTTTACTCACTACCCATCAAGCCGCCTTCAAACAGGTACGTTCCCATGTGACCCATTTGGCACCAAGGCGCTGCATAAATCTTGCCGCCAATTTTGCGCCACTGGTGACAAAAGAAGTAATCCTCTGACAACAAGCGTTTGCTCTTTGGATCAATGGGATCAAGGAAGAAAGCGTAGATTTCCTGCCCTGCCAAGTGTGTCATGTCGCTAACGTAAGTGTCTGTGTGAGGCTTCAATTGCTCAAAGACATCACGCTTGACCAGCATGAAGCCTGTGCCAAGGGCTGATACCTCACACGGCTGATCTACTGGCACGGTGATGGAAGATTCGCCTTCCAGAAGATTAACTACGAAGCTGCCTGTGTGGTTGTGCAAGTTGTCTTTGCCATCCAGCACAGCTTGTTTAACCATATCCCAATTGATTTCCTTCTTTGGATAGATTCCACCTATGACATCAACATCGGCTTCAAGCATTTTGACTGCATCTTCTGCCCGAAACTTGATGTCAGCGTCAATCCAAAGTAGGTAATCAGCATCACCTTGCAGGAATTGGTGCGCCATATTGCAACGTGCGCGAGTAATCAGGCTTTCATTAAACATGAAGGAGCAAGAAGTCTTGTAACCTTTGCTACCTAGCACGCCAATCAAGTTAATCAACGACTGAACAAATACACCTGTGCATTGCCCGCCATACATAGGTGTTGCAATAAAGATATGTTTCTGCTTTTCCATGTGATCTCCGTAAGGGTGGGGCGTGCCACAGTGACGCTGCGCCCCGCAACGCTCCTAACTACCTTCAGGCGAAGGTTCATCCTGTGGCTGATGGGGGGTTAATTCGTTACCTAACAGAGTCAGCAAGTCGGAAAGTCGGAGCATGGCTAAAGACTTATTGCCATCCTCGCGCATGATTACAAGGGGTATTTGACCTATCTCGCAAGCCTTCTCTGCTTGCTCCATAAAATCATACACTGCAATCTTGCGTCTGCGTTTGCATTCAATGAGATATTTGCCAAGGATTAAGTCACCTTCATCGGACACCTGATACTGCTTTAGGTTCCGTCGAATGCGTATGCCTAGTTGATCAAATATTGCATTGGCGACTTCACGTTCATAGCTTGCGCCACGCTGCCTGTTAAGTTTGCTCATGGTGGGGGTGGGGTACTCGCTGCGTCTGGCTCTATCCTTGACGATTTGTTAATCATCAAACCAGCATCCGCTTTCCCCCAAAAGAGTTAATAACAGTTGGTCTGACAACTGGAGCCGTAGCAGCAGGTTGTACAAGTAACACACCTACCTTGATCGCAGTAGGTATTGTAGGTGCAGCTTGCCCAAACCAGTGGTGCGGTAACGGCTAACCAGAGCGCTATCAAATATTTCATGTGACCTCCATCAGAAGGGAATATCAGAATCATCTTTCCGCTTGCTAGGGAAAGGGTTGACATTGCCGGGGCCGGTACTCTCAGGTGGCACCCAAGTATCTTCTTTGATCGAAATTAGCGCACCCCCTTTCGTGTCCTTAGTCCATGCTGCCAGCTTGATTGTGTCACCCGGAGCGTAGTGTTCAGATACCTTAAGTTCACCACGCCAGTCAGGACTACTAGGCGACTTCTTGTTACGGTTGCTCAGTAGTACCCCTGTACCCATCTTGCGTTCAATGTCTGGTCGATCCATGTTGCTTCTCCTTAACTAATGAATAACGTGCTATCTCTTTCCTGCCAACACGCACCGTTTGCGTCACGATGGTGTGTCCATCTTTCCTAAGTTCTTCAATGCGTGCCGCCAGCCGTAGCACGCCGTACAGTCTTAGGCTATCAAGGGCTGTAATGCCATCACCTTGCTGCAAGTGATCGAGGATCATGGCTGATTGCCCCTTGCCGCTGGCTGGCTTCAACCCTTTTTTATCTGCTGATCGCAATCCTCCTTCGCCCTTTTCACGCCCTTAGTCCATACCTCGAACAGCACTGGCTTCTCAGCTTCAATCATGCCAAGCACAAAGTCATTAGCGCCTTCTAGTGCTGTGATCTTTGCCAGCTTCTCGGCAGCGTTTAGCTTCCCGCTTGCCATGATGCTTGTGACCATATCCAAGTAGCCATTGACAAACTCATCGTCGTTGGCATGGTAGGCATAGGCTTCGGTCTTTCCCGGCACCATGAAAGCCACGCCTGTGGTGGGCTTTGGTGGTGGTGCAGGTACTTCGATGGGTGCGACTGCTTGCGGTACGATCAGAGGCTCTTTACGCGCTTCCGGGATGGTTTCAACTTCAGTTTCATCAAGCATTCCGAGTCCACAATGTGCAAGAACCGACCTGCGTATTGCTTTCGTAGTCGCTTTAAGGATGGCATTAGCCAATCTCTCGCCGACAAGGGTTGAAACATCCACTGCGCCTTGATTTTCTGAAACTCTACCGTCAGCGCCCGTGCATCGGACGGAGACAATGTAAATTCCATCCACACGTTCCCGATGCGTAATCTGAGTGGAAAGTTTGTGGAGCGCACAAAGCTGTTGAGTAGCTCCTGCGTTCGCGTAAAGGATTTGTTTTCCATTGAGTGTTAGCAAGTCAAAGGGTTTAGCGGCTGGATCAAGACCAACTTGGCGGCAGCGATACAAGTAATACTCTTTCTTCTGATCCTCGTTCAGTCCAGATAAGTCACCACGCAACACAATGGATGATTGGATAGCAGGATCAAGTGCGACCATTGCCGACTCCCCTGCCATGTTGACTACGTTACTCATTTGACACCTCCAAGTCCGCATACGTTTCTAATAAGTCAGCCATATCAATCTGGATAATGTGCAGCATTCCAGCGATTGCTCTCGGTATTTGCTCTTCATAATCAAAGTTATCGCCTTGTAGCAAAGACTCTACGTTGTCATCCAAAACTTTGGAGGCATACATATTCATAATGCTTTTCATTCCTGCTACTGCCTGCTGATACCTGCGCACTTCCCGAATGACAGGTTTTGCGCCGTGTGCCTGCCTTCGTTTTAAAATACTATCCAGCGCTTCTTTTGCACTTGGCGACTTCTCAATCAATGCTTCTGTCATTGCTTCTAAGCGTTTTAATTCATCCATGTCAGCCTCACTTCAAAAGAAAACGGCGGGAACCCGGTTGCTCGACCACAAACTTGTCATACATCTCTGGCATGGCATTGCGGAACAAGTCTTTAGAAAAAGATTTAGTCGATTTGCTGGCCTTCCAAGTGGCTAGGATTCGCCCGTCATAGGTAGCCAGTTGGCTGGCTTCCATCATGTAGCCTTGCACTTTGGCAGCTAGGGCATCTTCCTGCGCTTCTAATGCTTTGCGCTGTTCTTTGACGATCTTCAGCATCTCGCAAATGTTTTCCAATTCCTGATTGGCTAACAGGCTGTTGCCATTGTCTTCCTTATAGACAATCTTGGCAGCATCACCCATCGTTTCAGGGTCAAAGTTTCTAGCCTTGATGCGCCCCCAAAACTGTGCCATCTCTCTGGCGTGTAAATCCCAATGTTCCTCTGAGAAATGTTGTGGATAGTGGCAGATTTCCTGACCGCCAAAGCAGACCACTAAGACTACGTTAGGGATACGGTGGACTAAGGATTCATGCAGGCATTGCACGCGATAGCCTGTGTCAATGTCAGTTGTACCATCATCGCCGTACTTCTTGCGCTGGTGGATACCGAGATTCTTGACCTCATAGAGTGTCTGCCCATCCTCTGAAATGTAATCAAAGTGTGAGGCAAGAAAGCTATGTTGCGGGTGGTACAGGGAGTAGTCAGCATCTTTGAAATTGATGCGTTGTCTGCGTGCAAACTCTTTCATAATGGGTTCTTGCATCACTAAACCCATTTGCACAGCTTCTACGTTGGATAAGTCATCTAAAGGTTTGACGCCAATCTTCTCAGCGTAAACCTCACCGCTTCTACCTTCAACAAAACGGCGTGCATCGTTAGACCACAATGCGTTATTACGCACTTCGGGTGAAAAGTCACTCATATTTAGCCCCAGTTAGTTTTCGTCCTGATCCCACAATAAGACTGATAGCAACAGGACAATAATTGCTACTAGCCCACCAGCACCCACTAAAGCAGCACCGATAAAAGTTATGATTTGAAAGGTGTTCAAGCGTTCTTTTCCTTCAGCTTGGCTTCGATTATTCGCGCAACCTCAATCGGATGTGAGGCCCACTGTGCCGCGCACAAATCCATGATCTCGTCATCCGTAAGCCCTTGCCATTCGCGTTCAGGCTGCGCTATTCGGGTGCGGAGCATTTTGACTAAGTTATTTTCAAGGGTGGTAACGTCTTCAGCTTCTTCTAAAAACAATTCAAACACTTCTAATAGCTGCTGCGCTTCCTCGCGGGTTAGTGTGATGGTCATAGCCACCCTTTCCAAATAATAAAGACCATCCAACCAATAGCGTTGATAACATATAGACACGCCGCAAAAAAAAACCATTTATCAATCATGGCGCACCTCTTTCGCGGATAGCAAAAGCACAGTAAGCAGCATCACGCGCATCACACACTTTTGCACATTCCTCTCGCTCTGCGGCTGCGACTAGGTTGGCAAAGCGTTCTAGTTTATCTGCCCATACTGAACCGTAATGCTGATCGTCAAGACAGTCTGTTTCCCGCGCCATCCTCATGATGTCATCTCTCGTCATAGTTTCCTCTGGCAAGTAAACGCCTGAATGTCCACCCTGAAGGCCGCAGCAAACCTGCAATCAGCGGCTATACGGCTCTCAGTTTGAACAGCGCCAATGTAGTAGCTCAGTATCATCAGGGCGATGGTAAACACCGACCTAGCCCACCAGCGATGAATAGCCTCTACGCCTTGTTTAAAGACTTTGGCGATCATGTCGCGTTCAGAAGGGGCTATCACGCATGGCCTCTTCGAACTCTTGTCTGGCTTTCTCTCTGCTGATCCGGTTATCAGCGTGCAGGACGAAGTAAATAGCTTTAGGCCCACAGTCACCATCCCTGTAAGACTGGCGTTGAGCGAAGCAATAGTCAAATTCCTCTTTGCCAGTGACTAGGCTAACTTGCGTGGTAACAGGATTGATGCAGCGGTCTTTCTGACCGTGTTCATTGCCATAGAAGAAGCAATCAACACAAAGTTTGATGTCTTTAATGTAAGTCATGGATAAGCCCCTAGATGGATGGAATAACGGATTAGGCGTCGAGTTCTACCAATTGGAAACGGCGTTCACGAAGGCGAAGAACAGAAGCAGACAGGTGATGAACAGACGCTTTAGCACGGTCTAAAGCAGCTTGAGCAGCAGCTTCCTGCTTGCGGATACGGTCTATAAGGTCTGTGTCTTGACGAGGATCGAATTGATCCTGATGGGTGTAAATCATGTGAACCTCCCTGATTAGGAAACGGATAATGTGCATCAGCACACGCGCACAATAGTTCACAGAATACACAAAGTCAACAACTATTTTGAGAGATAGAGTGAAAGGCATTATCCCCTGTGGATAAGTCTGTGGATAAGTAGTCTGTTTCTTTTTGGCAAGTAGAACACCTATATAAATATATCTATACGTTTACTATAGTCTAAGTAAACGTATAGCTATACGTTTCCTATATATATACGGTTACTATAGCTATACGGTAACTATAGCTATAGGGTAAACCGTCATATGGGTATACGAGGGTCTATCGTTCTAACATCTATCTCTCAAAACTTATAGGTATAGTCGTTTACTAAGACTATACGTTTACTTTCCTATACGGTTTCTAAATCTATACGGTTACTACAGATATAGGTAAGCGCGTGTCAATTTGGAAACATGATTTCCGATTTTTTTTGAGGATTCAAATGTCAAAGGAATGAACCTGCATTTGTTGCCAAACAAGCTAGGGTTGAGTTTTGCATAGGGGGTTTTTGAAAAGCGGATTGACCGGCAAGTGTAGGAATGCCCCTAAAACGCATTAAAACGCGCTACAAGGCTAGGAAATAAAAAAGCCGGTACAGAGTACCGGCTAAGGGGAAAACGTCTTAAAAAGGCTTATTTACAATTCACTGAAAAGGGTACCATCACGATGTCACGATGCCCCGCAAGGGTTAGCCTTGCAATCAGCTTAATGCAACGCCAACGAGGGCGCAGCTTTTGGCCCAACGGCGTGCTATAGGCAACTGGAGTTTTATATTCCCGAATCTGATAAAAAATCTTTTGCATGGTAGCCCCTTAGAATGACAGAAGAACGAAAAGAAAAGCCCACATAACAGCAAGGCCTAGTAAACCGCCGAGAATCTCAAGTATAGTCTGCATAATGTAATTCCTCGCTGATAACTTGCTCAATGTATGCAATATCGTGCTGAATCAAATTATTTACCGCATTGGCAACTGTGGCATAAAAACTTGCCTGACATTCCAACAACGAGGAATTATTTTGATTCATTGCTGCATACGCCCATGTTCTATTGGCGGCTTGAATGGCGTCAATATCTGCTAGTGTTAGCCTTGCCAGATAAGCATTAAGAATCCGCGCATGGTCTATTTTGATCATGATTGCCCCTTAAAGTTTAGGAAATGGCACAAAACGCGCCCGTAAACCGCCCGTAAGCGGCTTACAGTCAGGTTTTAAGCGGCTATTGCTTCCGTTACTTGTTCGGTCTCGTTCACTTGCTCACCAGTCAGATAATCCAAGGCATTTTGTGCTTTTGCTGCGGCTGAAAGAATGAATTTTTTATCATTCCGCAAAGCCTGTAGCCAATTCTCAATGTATCCAGCATGGCGCAAATCGCCGTCGATTCCACATTTGGCGCAAAGCATAGCGGCACCGAGTTCAGCAACTAATTCCTCAAAAGCATAATTTTCGCTTCCGAATCTAGCCGGAGTAATGCGCTTTAATCGCTTTTCGTGACCGCTTGCGTGTACTGATTCGTGTAGCAAAGTGGCATAGTAATTTTCACGGGTATCGAATGCCGCTTGTGGTGGCATCACAATGGCGTCAGTACTCGGCCTGTAATAAGCGGAATCGCCTGCGTGAGTTAGCCCGCCGGACAGTTGCAAGCGAGTAACTATTTGATCAGCTTCGTTGCAAGCATCCCATTCAACTGCCGGTATCTCAGGCATTGGCGGTAATTCAATGCCGGAACATTGTTCTATGTTGAAAACATAGTAATGTTTGATGAACGCATAGGCACTGGTAACAGATTCACCCTTGTCGCCGATTGTTTCCTTGCGGTGAACATTCCAATAGACAACCGGTGTCCCCTTCTGATCGGCTAAGACACTACCGCCGAGCATTTGCGCTTGCTTGAACGTAACGTAGTGAGGAACTGCAAAGGGTTGCATTGACAGCCAAAAATGATTGATGCCCCTGTAAACAGTGCCGCTGGCAGGATTGAACGGCATCCCCTGCCCCGGTTGTTGCTTGAGATACCGCCAAGGCTTTACCCATGGCGTAGCCCCTTTTTCTAGCTCGGAAATGATGCGGTCAGTGATTTGTTGTGCGATGTCAATTTTCATGTTTAGCCCCTTAGAATTAGGAATAATGCTTAGTTGATAGATTCGAATTTACTTACTTGCTCTGCTAATTGCTCGGCGGTATACATTTTGTTGATTCGCTTGCCGCTACCGAAAAAGTGAGTAACGGTATACCTACCATCTTTGCGTAGACCGTAGATTCTCATTTCATGGCCTGATAGCCTGCCGTCAGCTTGACGATTCATGCTGCCGTAAACATCTTTGAATACTTTCATTACTCGCCCCTTAGTTGATTGTCGTTTGCGGTTACTTAGCTTCGCGTTCTAACGTGATGCCGACTAGCCAGCTAATGAAAGCAATAGCCAGTGCAGCGAATGAGCATAAAAATTCGCCGTGTACAGTGAAAACCAACGACCAGAGAGTGAAAGCCAGAAAAACGAGCATTGCGATAGTTGACTGTTTCATTTGATGCCCCTTTGCTTAGTTAGGAAATACGCTAGTGCGTATGTACACATGTTAGTCGATGTATGTATTAAGTCAAGGGCTACATATAGATATATAGGTATATATTTTTCTATTGGCTTGTATATAGGGATATAGGTAATCTATTAGGGATAGTTGCTCGGGTGATAATTGGTATATTGTCAATCCCCGCGCCCTTGTATATTTATTAACATGGGGCAATAGGGTTATTTTCTATGCAATATTGTCTATCGGTCAATTGACATAGGGGCAACGGTGCCATTTATGCAATTGACAGCATGACAAGGGCATAGGTCAACTCTATCGGGCATGGTCAGTCGATAGGGATTGGTCTGTTATGTTTGTGGCAACGCGATGGGTCTTGACCCTCCGTGGTTGCGCGCCCTATTTCGTTCCCCGCCCCAAGGAAATTTACGTTTTCCTCCCTGCTATTTATGCTACAGTTGGTTTACTGTATTAACGGAGGTGCGAATGTATGAAATAGATAGCGATGTACCGATGCCTGAGGTTAAGGTTCGGCATAACTACCCGCATGAGGCTTTGCAGGTGGGGGAGAGTTTCTTTGTGCCGGGTGGGAATATGAATGTGCTGTGCAATTACAACCGGATTAGGGGTAAGCGGTTGGAGAGGAAGTTTGTGTGCCGTCGGGAAGGTGACGGTATTCGGGTATGGCGAATTGAATAGGAGGGGCTATGTTGAACGCAAAGAAGGCGCACGCCTTGTTCGATCATTTGAAGGATAGGTTTGGGTTGAGGAATGACCGGGAGTTGGCGCGGGAGTTAGGTGTGCAGTCGGGTTATGTCAGCCGGGTGCGGCATGGGCATTTGCCGGTCAGTGCGAGCTTGATGTTGGGAATCCACGATGTGTTTGGACTGGAGATTCATGAGATCAAGGATTTGGCGCAAAAGGCAGATGGACAATCCTGACCGCTACAAGGAAGAGCTGTTGTTATCGCGGACAGTCTTGCGGGATCAGATGAGGAAGGCAATAGCAGCATCAACGCCTGCTGCCAAGCGTGCTTTGGTTGCCGGTTGGAAAGAGGTGTTTCGACCTGAGATCGTGAAAGAGTTATTGGCTGTGGCTAAAGACTACGAGGCGCGGTACAGGATTGCTAATTGGAACTTAGAGGGCTTTGACAATGAGCGACGTAAAACAAAAAAGTTTTGAAGACATCACAGTAGTTGCGATTTATGGCGATGGTCGGGGAAAGATCGCACTGCCAGCATTGAGAAAGACTGCCGAGGCCTTGCCCGGCTGCAAGTCGCTTTTGATTACCAACACCGAGTTAGACATCACCTTCATGCACCAAAGAATCATTGGTGCGCCCTTGGACTATCAGGCTTACTCCGAGTTTGTGATGTATGCCCTGCATAACTACATCGACACTGACTACGCTTTAATTGTGCAGCACGATGGTTGGGCGTTAGATGCAAAGAATTGGAACGATGACTGGTTCAACTATGACTACATTGGTGGCCCTAGTCATGCAGCCTTAATGCCAAGTGGCGAGTTCTCAACGCTCTACCAATGGTGCATGGATAAGAAGGACTATACAGGTGCTTTGATTGTCCAGAATGGTGGGTTTAGCTTGCGTAGCAAAGCCTTCTTGGAAGCACCAACTAAGTACGGCATCATGCGCCGTAACTTTCCTGAAGCCATGTTGAACAACGAGGATGTCCAGTTGTCGTGCTTCTTGCGTCCTGCGATGGAGAATGTGGGTATGCGTTATGCGCCAGATGACGTTGCCAAGTATTTTTCGTTTGAACACTTTGGCCCTATTCACAATGGCATGAACTCAACCAAGATATTTGGTCATCACAGCCGCTTTAGACAGTTGTTATCCAACGGTGAGATGCTCTACAAGTTGACTGAGGAGCAGCGTAAGCAAATCATGGGCGAGGAACAAGCCTTTGCCATGTTTGAGAATCACTACGGATACACCATCCATGCAGTTTGATCGTAAGGCTTTCTACCGCTTCTGCCGCCAGTTAAGGATTGAGTCCAAAGAACAAGGCATGATCACCTTGGGTGAGCGTTTGCTTGGCACCCAAACCTATGTTATGGATGAGGTAGCGCGTGGTTTGCAAGATGACATCCATTTCTTTGTCGTACTGAAAGGGCGTCAGCTTGGTATCACCACGATCTCCTTGGCGCTTGATCTTTACTGGCACTTCATTTATCCCGGTATGCAGGGAACGCTAACGACTGACACGGAAGAGAACCGGGAGCAGTTCAGAAGTACGTTGTCCATGTACATGGATGGTTTGCCCAAGCAGTACAAGATTCCCCTGATGAGCCACAACCGCAATCAGTTGGTACTGCAAAACAGAAGCCGGATGTTCTATCAGGTGGCAGGTACTCGCGCTAAAGGTGGATTGGGTCGAGGCAAGGGCATTACCTTCTTGCATGGCACGGAAACGTCTTCATGGGGCGACGAGGAAGGCTTGGCGTCGCTCTTGGCATCCTTGGCTGAAACTAACCCGCTTCGCTACTATATGTTCGAGAGTACGGCGCGAGGCTTCAATATGTTCCACGATATGTGGACAACTGCCAAACGTGCGCGAACACAGAAAGCCATTTTTTGCGGCTGGTGGCGCAACCAGTTGTACATGGCTGATCCCAAGTCAGACATCTACAAGGTGTACTGGGATGGCAAACTTTCGCCCGAAGAGAAGGAATGGACGAAAGACATCAAGAAGATGTACAACTACGAGATCAACTCTCGGCAGATTGCTTGGTGGCGCTGGAAGCTGCACGAAGGTTTGAAGGACGATGGCCTGATGTATCAGGAATTCCCACCCACAGAGGACTACGCCTTTGTGATGACGGGAACCTCCTTCTTCTCTACGGCCCGTTGTACCGACGCCATGAAGGAAGCCAAGCGTTCACCCTTCATTCCCTATCGCTTTAGCATGGGTGCCAACTTCCAAGACACCACGCTAATCCAAAGTAGCGAACGATTGGCAACCCTAAAGATTTGGGAAGAGCCGGTACCCAACGCCTACTACGTCGTGGGCGCTGATCCTGCCTATGGATCGTCGGACTGGGCAGATAGATTCTGCATTCAGGTGTTCCGTTGCTACGCTGATGGCATGGAACAGGTTGCAGAGTTTGCCACCTCGGAGTTAAATACCTTCCAATTCGCTTGGGTGATCTGCTATCTGGCAGGCGCTTATGGCAATTCCTTGCTGAACTTGGAAGTCAACGGCCCCGGACAGGCCGTGATTAACGAGATGAGGAACCTAAGAAGGCAGGCCATGTCGTTGCCACCGTCGGAAGCCCGACACCTGAACGACGTTTTAGGCAATATGCAGCACTATTTGTGGCGGAGAAACGACAGTTTCGGTATTAGCAACAGTATTGGTTGGGTGACAACGCATTCTTCCAAGGAGCGAATGCTGAATTACCTGAAGGATTACTTCGAGCGCGGGATGCTAAAGGTGTATTCGGAAGAGTGCATTGACGAAATGAAGGGGATTGTGCGTGATGGAGGCACGATTGCCGCCACTGGTAGGTCAAAAGATGACCGTGTGATCGCTTCAGCACTGGCTACAGCCGCTTTTGCAGAGCAATTACAGCCTAGATTGATCGCAAACCGGGTAACCAAGGACAAAAAAGAGTCAAAAAGCGACGAAAATGAGCAAGGTGGGCAGGTTCAAGTACAAAAACAGGTGT